GGGGCATAATAACTCCTAAAAATAGATTCCTATAACATCAAATAATCGTTACTTACATAACAAAAAACCCACCCCGAAGGGTGGGTTCTCTGCATTCCTTGTCGGAAAAACTCAGGCAGTCTTAGCCGTAAGTTTACCCTGCTTCTTACGGTTACGGACCGTGAGGTTACCGTAGCACATGACCAGCGAGAAACGAGCATCCTTTTCTTCGGGACGCACGAATGGGGTAACTTCAAACCACTTGTCCGAGTGACCAACCAAAGTGAGATACTTGCTGTTCAAGAAGAACATGTTCCCAGCAGGACAGTCAACATCGTAAGCCACAGGAGCAGCCTTAAACAAAAGGTTTTGAAAGCCTGCATCAGCAGTCTTGGTGTCGGTGTAGCGCAACTGAGGTTGCAACAACGACTCATACTTTTCAAACAAAGTCTGAGTACCAAGAACCATGTCAGGATGATCGTTACCAACACTGACAGTGTTATAAGCAGTCGTCATCTGAGCAAGCGTCAAAGCACCAGCAGTGTTTTCCTCATATGAGTTCCACCATGATTCAGAAGCACCGTTGATGCCACCAACGCTGTTACCTGATTCAATAAGGTTGCCCAAGCCGTTCCAGTCCTTGCTACTGTTACCAGTACCATTACCGAAAAACATGGCGTTAAAGCCTTCCTTCATTGACTCTTCAGCCTGCATGATCTTCGCTTCAAGAAGGTTAACCATTGCTTGTTCGCCATTGTTTTTCGCTTCTTCAATACCTGAGATAGCGATGGAAGCAGCGTACTGCTTCCAGTCGTATTCAGCAGCAGTGATACCCGACTGAGGAGTAAGCGAAACAGCGTCATAACCTGAGTACGACGACACAGTTGAGTTCTCACCATAGATGAGAGGTTCAACGATGTTAGTTCCACCATTCAACATGCGGATACGACCCTTGTCCATCAAGAAATAGGTTAAAGGACGAGCGTTGAAAACGTTGTCAGTAAGTGTTTTGCGGTAGTTTGCAACTGTTGTTGCCAACAGTGTTTGTAGTGCATCTCCATGAATAGCCATAATAATTACCCCTTAAGGTTTAAGAGACACCGTGTTGCCGTTTAGCAGCAGCCCAAGCGTCAGCGATTGTTTTTACAGGTCCGACCTCATCCTTTGCAGTCCTAGCAGATGTAGCACCTGAAACAACAGACGCTGCACGTTTCGCTTCAGTCGCCTTAGTGGCACGTTCAGTTTCTGCTGAACGCCTAGCACTAACACGGTCAAAAGCAACCTGCTTAAAGACTGCTTCAAGATTCGTATTCCCCTGCGCAATGGCAGCGGATACAACTTCTTGAGGATCAAAATCTTCACCATATTTGGTTTGCAAACGCGAGATCTCGTCTTCAAGTCTCTGCTGTGCCTGCACCTGTTCAAAAGCCGATACTCGTCTATCAATCTCTTGGAGACGTTTATCAACTGGATCTTCAATCCCAAAATCCGTTAAGAACGGATCATCCTCAACCATCTGTTGCGCATCCCTACGGCTAATACCATAGTGATTTGACAACAAATCAATCGTTGAAGCAGGATCAGTTTCAAGTGCTTGCCGTATAGCAGAAGCCCATTGGAGTTCTTGCTTTTGCGATGCCAACTCTTGCGTTTTACGGGTATAATCCGCTTGACGTGAATAGCCAGCAACAGCCTCAGATAAAGGCACACGTACTTCTTCGCCATCAACTTTTACAGTAACGTAATGGTCACTGTATTCGCTTAGGTCTAGAACTGGTGCATCTAGTTCGGCTAATCCCTGATCTTCAACTTGTCCATCAACAATGGGGTCTGCGCCAAGGCTATCTTCAAAGGTGTCTGTCACCTGTATCTCCTTAGAGTCCTAAATGGTTGCTCTATAGATACAAACATATCGTTACATGGTGTTAGGTAACTGCATGCCCATACGAGAAGAAAGCATCGCTAACACCGAAGGGTCAACACCTGAAAGCGCATCAGGGCTTGAAGGTGGAGGAGCAACAGGAACTGGTCCTGCAGCAGGCGCACCCTGCGCAGTCATTCCACCCATATCAGGAGGCATAGGCATACCACCTTGTGGAGGCATACCACCTTCAGGTGGAGCGCCACCACCCATCTCAGGAGGAGGAGGTGCTTGCTGAATAAACTGATCAGGGTTCTTAATACCAAAACCAAACTGAAGAACATGCGCTGCTAAAGCAGGCATGTTAATAAGCCCAGCACCTGCAAACGGCGACATGGCATCAACCATTTGCAGCGCCATCTGTCGTCGGAACGACTCATTCACAGGGGCTGTAGAACCAGCCTCAACATCAAAATCAAACTCTCCAGCAATATATTCAGGCTCAAAAGTAACCCATGTAGGTTCGCCATCACGACCAACAACACGAGCAACTTGCTCACCAGTCATAAACTGTTGGGCAAGAGCAACAAGACGGAAAGCCACCTCAGCGATAGAACCTTCAATGGTAGCCAACTTGTCAGCAGCACGAGCATTCGCAGCATCCTGAACGATTGCTGCTTCTGTCGCTGTACGACGAATCTCAGGAACACCACCACGCTGATACTCAGATACACCTGAAACAGTCTGAATGTCACCTTCAATAATGTCTGACTGGCGATAGAACTCAGGAGGAGTGACTACAGCAGGGAAAGGCACAACAACGTTATTAAGGTTCTCGTCACCCGATACAGGAACTAGAACGTTGTCGTAGTCTGATTCAAGTGCATCACGACCATCAGCATCAAATGCTGATTCCTTAAACAAGTACTTACGTGAGTACCGTTTACGGTGATTCATCATCTGAGTACGAGTCGCATTCAACTCACGTTGAAGCGGCTCAATAGCCTCAAGATCGCCCATAGGATAGAAATAGTCAGGAATGTCATAGTTTCGGATCATCACAAAAGGATGACCGAAAGCGTATGGCATATCAATTGGCTTGACTAAAAACTGTTCTGAACCTTCAGCAAAAACACACATTGTTTTTTTAGCAATGTCGTAGTATTCCCATACTTCAACATAGCCTTCTTCGGTGTCTTGAACTTTACGTTTTGCTGGATCTTCACTATAACGACCCCACGAGGTAGCATTAATGTTTTCACGTGCAGCCCGTGAGTACCTCTTATCGCTCTTGATATCTTTCAATGAGCGACGGATACGATGCGCAATCCACTGGGCATCTTGCATTGAAGTAGCGTCAGGGTCAACGTACACATCAAATGGTGATACACGCTCAACGAAAGGACGATCTTCAACAATGACGATAGATGGGGTTACTTCGTTGCCCTCAACATTAGGATCAGAATGATCCCCCTCTTCGGAGATGTTCTCTTCCTCAACATAACGATAGCCACACTTCAACCAGCCATGACCAACGATAAGGAAATCTTTTACAGCCCTGCGGAATTCGGGACGTATTTTGTAGTGCTTCCACCAATAGTTAATTACAGCCTCAGTGATGATCGCCTTAGGCGCATCAGCAGGGCGACGGGCATTAACCGCAATCTTGGGATAGTTAACAGCAACACTAGGTGCGATAACGTTAATTGTGGAGAATGAGATGTTGATCAGCAAACGATCTTCATCAGAGATGTCTTCGTAATGACGACCACGATAAAGGTCAATCAAACGTCGCCACGTATCGTCGTATTCTTCCTCACGTCGCCAACGTTTGGTAATAGCAATCTTCTTTTGATAACGAGTAAGTGCCTCTGAGTTAGAAGTACGAGCCATTATTACTCACCTTCAATGCTATTAATGTATTCTTCAGACGCACGATAAACAAAGTTGATGAGTGCGCCAACACCAGTCCAAAGGGCTGTCTTCCAAATCTCTAGACCACCTACAGCACCACCAACAAGAATACCTGTTGACGCAAATACGAATGTTGCTACTGCTTTCTTGGCTGATTCTGAATACTTCATAATCCCTCTTTCAAATGGTAATCAATATGATCGTCCAAGCGATCATCTATATGGTCAACCTTGTCTTCAATACGGCGAAGAACTTTATAGTTCTCGCCATGTTCCCTCGTATTGCGAGTGTCATACCTTTTTAAAGCCAACATTAAAGGACCACCAATAAGTGCGACGACAATAGGGGTAATCCAATACATTTAGATCCAACGAGTCCCAACAGGTTCGGCTTTAATGCCAGCGTTAGCAGCATGCCTCATTTGTTCATCTTGACGCTGCTTGATGGTAGGACCATGAAAGTCTTCTTTACCATGAGCAAATCCTAAACGAATACCTTTTACGTGGCAACCAAAACAGACAGCACCTCTACGTGGAAGTACGTCAAAAGAAAAGAGTTTGTCACATTCTACGCAGTTAATAGATCCCATCACAGTATAAGTGGATCGTTACCTACTTCTTTCGTGCGTTATATGCACCCAATGGGACTGTTTTTAATCCTTCATCACCGTATTGAATGAAACGTTCAAACCAATGGAGACTGTATTTGGGTGACGCTATCTCAGGTCTGTACTCAGGAAGCCACACATACTTCAACATTTGATATGTGATAGCCAAAGACATCACTCTGTCGTCGTGAGGAGAACCATTCATCTTGCCATTAGCATTACGGACATATGTCTTCAATTCTGCGATAGTGCGTTCACAAGGAATGTAAATAACGTTATCTCGGATAGCCCCAGCCAACTCGTCAATAGCCAAAGGCTTTGACGCAGTTGTAGTACGCCAACCAATAACCTCTGAAGGTTCAGGATTGCGCTGTTGCAAACGGCGCTGACGATACATGTTCTTGTACCCGTATCGTTGCATAGCCTTCACAGTGGTTAAGCCGTGGTTGTTGTTTTCTACAGCAACTAAAGCACCATTGTAAAGCCAACCTATTTCGCAAAGGGCATCACCAAAAAGGTCAGGTTCAATATGACCATGCCAATGCGCTACTAAATTGTCTGTACGAGCATTAATGACGTGCGCCGACGAATAGTCCCCATGACCTAGACCTTCAGCGATGTCAGCACCAATAACATAAATACCATCAGGTTCAGGCATTTCCCAAATAGCCAACTCACCATCAGGTGTTTCCCTGTATTCAGCCTGTTTACGAGCAGTGACATGCAGATATCCACGTTGAGGCTCAGAAGTTTCGTACTCCATCAAACTGTCAATATCAAAAACAGGGTTACCTGACTTAATGAACGCTTCTTCAGGGCTGCGAGGATATTCTTGGTGTAACTGCCAAGAAGGCATCGTTTTAGACTTGGACTCGTACCAGTCTTCGTCACGGTCACCAGCAGACCAAGGCCAAAAAATACCTTTAAACAAGTTTGTTTTGTTTTGTGAACCTACCCACATTTGATGGAAGAAGTTACCCGAACCATTAGCCGTAGACAGACAGATAACACGACCACCAACGTCAGCAATCGGCTCAATAGAAGCCCACGCCTCCTCAGAGTTAGGCAAGAACGCCATCTCGTCAACAATAACAAGATACACAGACTCACCACGAGCAGGATCATTACCCGAAGGTAATGATTCAATCGCAGACTCATTAGAAAACGTCATCTTTAACTGGTTGTCAGACGTGATATCAGGACCACGTTCCTTCATCCACAAAGGAATGAACTTAAAACCATACTTAGACTTCTGCAACAACTTGGCAGCCTCTCGTTCAGTACGAGAAAGCATGACCACAAACCTGTCAGACCAAAAGAACGTCAACCAAAAAGCATAGGCTGCACCAAGAGTGGAGAACCCAATCTGACGTGCCTTAAGAACCACACTGTATCTATTAGAAAGCCAAGCACGAATAGTTTCAATCTGTGCCTCACGCATATCAAACTTGATACGACCACGCTCAGGATGTTTAATATGCCAGTAGTTATCACAATAGTATTTGAACGCTTCAACTAAATCATCTATAGAAGCGTCTTCGCCACCCTTGCACTTACGCCATTCCTTCTCATTGAGAAGTTCACTCAGATCCATTTTTCCTCATCTTAAGTGGCTCAGGATTATCTTCCCGACCACACACTGGACATTTCCACTTGCATGCTGCAGGTGGATACTCTTCACCACAAACAGGACATTCAACCAACTCGGTCATACAACACGAAGTTTGCGTGACTCCTGCTCACGAGAAGCCACAGCAGAAATCAGATCATCTAACTCTTTATCAGACAGTTCAGCCGTTGACTTCTCAGACTTAACTGTCAGCGTAGGAGGAGACATCCGATTGGTGGCTTGCAGATACAGTTGTGCTGCCCGTATGTCGCCGCCAATTGCCTGATTGTACAAAGTATCAAGAAGGCGCTGCGAACGCTCAGGAGAGCCTTGAATGTCCTCTACCTTGGAAGCCCAAGTCTTCTTAAAGACTTCCTTCTTCTCCCAACGACGCAAAGTGACCACGTTCACTCCGATGGAGTCGGCATACTTTTCTTTACTTGAAGGGACACGTTCCGAAGGGGGCGTACACAGCCATGAGATGTATGACTCTTGGCGAGCGTCCAGCACATTTTCTTCAATACTCATCAAATACAGGCAACTTCGTTACCTGTTGAGTGATGTAACGGGTAACGCTTAGGTTAGGGGCTTACAGTTATCAACGAGTGCTACCGCAGGGACGCACTCGTTGATCTATAACTAGTCCTCGTGCGACGACAGAAAGAGGATCATCATGTTAGGAACTACTACAGGAACGCTTACAGCGTTAAATGGTACGGTTGAGTTTGCTATTGATGATGCGGATCATTTTTCTGTTCAGTTGACTGGTACTTGGGTTGGTACGGTTTCTTTTGAAGCCACTATTGATGGTACTAACTGGGTTAGTGTTGCTTGGATTAACTCTAGTAGTACCAGTAAAACTACTGCTGTTATTTCTACGACCGCTAATGGTGTTTTTTATCATGACGTTTTTTCTACTAAATTTCGTGTTAAGATGACTTCTTATACTAGTGGCACTGTTACTGTCACTGGTTTCTCTTCAAGGATATCAAAGTAATGGCTGCAAAAAAGAAAATGCATCTTATGCCTAATGGCAAGATGATGGCTGGAGCCAAGCATGGCTCCAAGAAGCCTGTTAAGAAGAATGGTGCTAAACCTAAAACAGGAATGTACTAGTGGCTTACAGTAAACCTGAGTTACGTAAACGCATCGTAGCCGAAGTCAAAGCATCCTCCAAAGGAGGTGCTGCTGGTCAATGGTCCGCCCGTAAAGCACAACTAGCCAGCCAACGTTACGAGAAGGCTGGCGGTACTTACAGTGGTCCTAAGACTAGTGGGCAGAAGAACCTGAGTAAGTGGACTAGCGAGAAGTGGACTACCAAATCAGGTAAGCCTTCTACTCAAGGGTCTAAGGCTACAGGTGAACGCTACCTACCTAAGAAGGCTATACAGAGTTTGTCTGATAAAGAATATGCTGCGACGAC